ACCCATGACGGAACGCAGCCACCAATGGTACCGATTTCCGTTGACTCGGTGCGCCGTGTCTCGGAACAGGTCGAACTGGCAGTCGAAGCCCACGCTGTAGCCCTTCGTCCCCCACACGGGGCAGCCGTACACCTCCATCTCCGACAGCGAGAACACCTTGCCGATATCCTGCCAGCTCCACGAGTTGGAGTCGTTGAGCGCGCCGCTGGCGCTGTACCGCTCCTCAAGCAGCACGCGCTGGGTAAGCAGGTACTTGGTCAGCCCCTCGGGCAGGCACGCCTCGAAGGCCGTCTCCCACGCCTTGAGGTTGCTGTTGGGGTAGGGGCATTTCTGGTCGGCGGTGCCATGGTTCGCGTTGGTGGTGTTCCACATCAGGAAGCTGTCGTTTGCCACGCCGGTCACGGTCTTGGCTACGGGCACGGGAGCGGACGCCACGAACGCGATATGGTGTCCCTTGCTGTTGTCGCCGCAGTAAAGGTACGGGTCGATGTGGGCAAGCAGGAACCGCACAGATTGCTGTGTGGTGACGGCGGATGCGCTCACAAGCGGCACGTCCAGGTAGTCGCCCACGCGCAGGCCTGCGAAGTTCGCGGCGGCGATGCGCTTATGCAGCGCGTCGTACACGCTGCCGCTGCCGATCTCTCCCGCCAGGATGGTGGCGATGTTCTGCCCGCCGTACTTGCCGATTTGGCCCTGGCGGTTGTACTCGGCGTTGTTGAGCGCCGTCTGCGCGTTTCTGCGCGCGGTATCGTCGATGACGTTGAGCGGCTGGCCGCCTACGACCAGCGTCTTTGCATTTGCCATTTATCCTCCTTAGGAAAGGGTTACCGTGCTGCCCGATACCGAGCACGTGCTGCCGAACGTCACCGTGTCCCCGGATACCGACGCCTTGCCGGCAGGGCAGTAGACCGTGCCGTCCATGTAGATGAACTTGTCTGTCGCGTCGGCGAGCATCGTCGCGAGCTGGCCGTTCTGGCGGCGCAGCTCGGCGATGTCGGACTCGCCGGCGGCGCCCTGCGCCGCCGCGTTCGCGATCTGCAATGCCGCGCTTGCCGCCGCATCGGCCCTCGACGCCGCACCGCTAGCGGCGGATGCCGCATCGAACGCGGATTGACCGAGCCGAGATAGCTCAGTGCTCCACTTCCTGTAGAGCTCGTCGAGCTCCTGGTCGTAGCTGACGGCAGGCCCTGTTGCCCCGTCCACATTTCCCAGGATGACGAGCGCGAAGTCCTCGGTAGTCTCGGAGGCCCCGTTGGCGTAGAACTCGAAGTAGGCCAGGCGGCATTTGCCGGTGCCGTTGACGGCCTCCGGCGCCAGCGTGGCGCTCACCGAGGCCGTGCCCACGGTCGCCGAGCAGCGCGCCCACGTGCCGTCGGCGTGGAGCACGCACAGGCGCGCGAGCTGGCACGTCGGGGTGTACGTCGCGCCGTCCACGGTGAGCGACGCCGTTATCTTCTGGGTCTGCGTCTCGCCCCTGCGCACGGTGACGCGCTGCGGGACTGTGCCCGGGCGCTTGCGCATGTCGAGCGCTATAGCGTGGTTGATCATTTGGCCTCCAGCGCCTTCAGAGCGGCGAGCGCGGCCCTGAATGCCTCGACCGGGTCGACGGCCTCGGTTCCCTCCCCCGTCTCGTCCGCCGTGGCCGGCTGAGGGTCGACGATGGCCGAGAGCGCGTCGAACACGGCGACCGTGGCGGCGGTGCGCTTGTCGACGTAGGTTGGCTGCACGAACACGAAGTCCTTGCCCTGCGAAGACGGCTCCGACACCTCCGACGCCTTGACAACCTTGCGCGTCCCATCGCTCATGACGGCGATGAATACCATGCCGTTCTTCTCAGCCTCGGCAAGCGCTTCCGCGTCGTAGCAGGTCAACTGCCCCTCGACGTTGCCAACAGGGTCATGCGCCATGTAGTCGACGATGTATGCCATTTGCATTCCTCTCTATCCAGTCGTTCCGACCGTTGAATACGATGTGAAGAGACCGTTGATCGTGTTTATAACGAAGGTCCCGTAATGCCATCCGACCGTGCCGTCGTGATTGTCGTGCACCTCTGAGACCAAGGGTTGAGACACGGAGCCGGTTCGTCCGTAGGTCGTGGTAACGTTGCGGTCGGACGTCGCCGCGGTGGAGATGATTGGAGATGATATGCGAACACTTCCCTGCGCCTGCATCTGGATTCCGTAATAGACGGCCCCCGTGTCCGTGTCGCGCATCGACGCCGTGTAGTCGATGTATCCGACTTTTGTCGGGGTGCTTCCATTGGTGGTGCGGTAACCGGCGAGCTCGCCCGCCGATGTGAGCATGGTGTACCAATTCGTGTAGCCGCACTTGAACGTCCCGTTTGCCGTGATGTTGTTGGCGGTCATGTAGTTTGTCTTGAGCGTACCGGTGGTGAGGTTCCAGCTGTTTCGACCTAGCTTGTCGGCTATGGTGCCGGTGGCCATGTACGAGGCGTTGATGTACACCATGTCGTTCTGCATGTAGATGCCCTGCTCGGTGCCGCCTTTCGTCAGGCGGTCGAACATCTCCTTCTGGTCCATCTGCTCGTCGTAGGCGCTCAGGATGCCGTCGGCGTAGTCCGCCGCGTTCTTCTGCTCGATGGCGTGGCGCGCCCCGGTCGCGGCATCGGCATAGTCCTTGACCGCACTCGAGTAGGCTCCGTATGCGGCGTCGTACTCGTACATGGCGGCCTTGAGCTCCTCGGCGGTCTTGCACTTGAGCACCTTGTCGACCTTGTCGGCGTAGGCGCCGTACGTGCCGCCCTCGTCGGTCGTGCCGAAGGCCTTGGTGTAGCGCGGGGCGAGGACGGAAGAGAGGAACTGGGCACTGAGGGCCTTGTTCGACTTCAGCGCGTTGTACTGGCTCGTGAGTTCCTCGCGCTCCTTGTCCACGTCCTGCTTGGCCTTCCTGACCGCCGCCGCCTCGGCTTCGGTCACCACACCGTCTTTGGCGAGGTCCTGCACCGTCGTGTCGAGGCCATTGAGCGAGCCCATGAGGTCGTGCGCGCTCTGGTAGGCCTTGTTGTACGCCGCCTCGAGGACCGGCGCTGTATGGGTCACGGAGCCATCGCCGTATGTGACGCGGTCCATCGACCAAATGAAGTATCCGTTCGACCATTGCGGGAGGTCCTCGGACCATCCCAGCTCTGGGTTCTGCGCATTAATCGGCGGCACGCTGTCCGACTGGTTCCTCGCGTAGAGCTTTACGCGCGCCGCGATGGCGCTGCCGGCCATCTGGTTGGAGCCGTTGATGGCCTTGGCGAGGCACGGCGCGGTGTAGGTGACCGAGCCGTCCGTCCACGCGATCTTGCTGCGCGTCCAGATGTACTTGCCCTTCGCCCACGCGGGCTGGGCCTCCGACCAGCTGCCGCCGGACTGCGCTGTGGAGCTCGTGGAGAGGTAGTACTGCTCGACGATGCCGCGCACGCCGGTACCGGTCGAGCCCTTGTCGCCCTTGGCGCCATCGATGCCGCTGATGCACACGGGCTCGCTGTACTCGATGTCGCCGGACTGCATGGTGGTCTTGGTGCGCGTCCAGATGTACTTGCCCGACACCCATTGCGGCGCCGTGGTCTGCCATCCGCCCTGCGGCTCGGTGACGCGCGACGTTCCCTGGGCGTACTCGACGTCCACCGACGCTATCACGGCATCGGCGACGGCGATGTCCTTGCCGTCGAGCTTGGCGCCGGGGCCTAGATTGACCTCGCTCTCGTCGAGGTTCCAGTAGTTCTTGCCGCTCCTGTCTTGGATGGTTCCGGCCTTGATCAGGTCGCCCATGAGCGTGCCGACCGTGATGAGGTCGGCCGTGAAGCCCGCGCCGGTGCCGAAGGTGCGCCAGTCCCACGAGCCGTCGGCTTTGCAGCCGGAGGCGATGCGGAATCCCTGGGAGCACAGCTGCATGGCCATGCCGTCGCCGGTTGTCGAGCGGCCGTCCGCGTCGAGGGGCACGGAGCCGAAGATCAGACCGCGCTCGAAGCTCGTATGGACGTAGCTGTTGCCTGCGAGGTTGAACTGCGTATTCATGCTGTCCATGACCTGCTGGAGGTATGCGGGCGGCGTGGATGCCGCCACGTCCCAGTTGGACGAGCGCTTCGACAGGCTGGACACTTTCTGCTGCTGAGCCAGCAACATGTCCGTGATTGTCTCGGTCACGTTCCCGAGCGTCACGCGCATGGAGCCGCCAAGCTCGTCGGTCACGAGCTTGGTCACGCGGCCCTCGCAGCGCAGCGCCGGGGAGAAGCACGTGTCGACGATCTGGACGTCGTCGCCCACGGCGACGCCCTCCCACTCGCGCCCGAACTGCACGAGGTCGACGACGTCGGCCTCGTAGGTCATTCCCGGCTCCTTGCGGGAGTCGAGGTACGCGCGGGTCTCGGCGAGCAGGGTTGCCGCGTCCTCGCAATTTGAATTTTCATATTGTCCGAACACGTGCGCGCGCCCGCCCCTGCCGTCGGGTCGCCCGTACAGCCTGAGCGCGGTCGCGTCCTCCACGTAGTTCTTGCCGTTGTTGATGTCACCGAAGGTCAGCTTGCGGCCGTAGCCGCCCGTGTCGGTCTCGATACCCTTGCCGTAGCCGTAGCAGGCAGTGATCGCCCCGTAGTGCTCGGTGCGTGATACCGATGTCAGGTCCTTGGTGTAGGTGAACCGGCGGTGGCCGCCCTTCGCGCCTCGGTGCGAGCGGATGCCCACCCTGCGAGATGTCACCCTGCCGCCGGATACGGTGATTTCAGTCTCAAGCTCACCGCCGCATTTCAAGATTGACTGGAGCGCCTCGCGCGCCGAGGTGTGGTAGAAGGTCAGGCCCTTGTCGACGGTGCCGGTCTGGTCGACCGTTCCGGCGGTCCAGCGGGTCGGCCCAAGGCAGACATTCAGCGCCTGCAAGAAGCCGTAGCCGTAGGGGCGCTTGTCCTCGATATAGTCGCCGTACGTCTCGCAGATTGAGTTGATCGCCGTGTCCGTGTAGACCGTATCGCCTCCGGCGTGGAGGCCCTTGGGGTCTTGGCAGACGTGCTCGTGGACCTTGCCGAGGCGGTCGACCCACACGAGGCGGTAGCCCTGCTTGAGCGCGAAGGTCGTGACGATGTCCACGCTGTCCTCGCCGTTGAGCTCGTCGGTATGGGTGAGGGAGAGCAGCTCCTCGGGGCCGATTGTCGATACGTAGGCGTCCTGCCACGTGTATACGTCAATTCGCACCTAGAGCCACCTCTCCGCCCATTCGAGCGTCGCGGTGCCGCCGCTCGTCTTGATCTGCTGCACGCCGTCGAGCGAGAAGAAGTCACTCGCGACGGTCACGGGCCAGTCCGCGCCGTTGACCGTGCAGCGCTCCGCACGCATGTCCAGCACGACGGTCTGTGCGCCCGTGAACGACGCCTCGACGCGGACGAACCGCCCGGTCGAGACGTTGGTGATTGTCCAGCTCGAGCCTGCCGGGGGCTTGCACGTGACCGTAGGGTAGGCCCTGTAGTTGCCCCCGGCGGCGACGGCGCGCTGGGATGCCGTCACCTGCTCGGAGCGCCGCTGCCCGTAGGCGGCGGGGTCTGCACAGTAGAACGCGAGCGTGAGATTCGGCATGTGTGCGTTGCGCCCCTGCTCCGCCCCTCCCCTGTAGCGCGCAAGCATGTAGCGCTCGGGAGCGTCGTCGAGCACGAGGGCCTTCTCGCCGCCGGACAGCGCCGAGGCGAGCACGGCCCTTGCCTCGGCGACCTCGTCGAGGGAGCCGCCGACGATGTTGCAGTCGACCGCAATCTCGACGGGCTCGAGGCCCGTGGCGCGGATATGCGAGCCGTCCATGCCCGGGACCTCGGTCTCATCGAGCCGCACCTTGGGGACAATCGGTCTCGTGACCTTGGTCACCAGCAGGTACGGCGTGAGGTCGATTCCGCCGAATATCATGCGAACCCCCTTGCGGCGAGCGTGTGCCTGCCGCGCATCGCGATGGCGGAGGAGACGCGCTCCGAGTCGATGTACAGGTTTCCGTCCTTGTCCCGGATCTGCTCGAGGACGGACAGGATGCCGGCGAGGGCGTCGTCGGAATCCTCCTCGGGACGCGCCGGAGTGTAGACCGCGGACGGAGCGACGGTCAGGCCCGTCGAGAGCATCCCCTGCGCGGTGTCCATGGCGCCGCTGATGGCGGAGACCACGGTGCCGGTGCCGGAGCCGATGCCCTGCGCCCAGCCCTGCATGAGGGCCTTGCCCGAGAAGGTCGTGTAGCCGTGCCCGGAGAAGGGGCCGACCTTTGCCGGCGAGAACGGGAAGAAGGAGCGGATTCTGGATACTGCGCCGGAGACCGCCGAGGTCACCGAGCCGATAGCGGACATGATGCCGTCCTTCAGGCCGTTGAGTATCGACTTGCCGGAGTTGAAGAGCCAGTTGCGCGCACCCGAGAAGAACCCGGTGATCTTGCCCTTGATGCTCGTGACGGTCCTGTAGACGGAGTTGATTCCGTTGGACGCCGCGCTCTTGATGCCCTCCCAGATGGACGAGCAGGCGCTCTTGATGCTCCCCCACATGCTCGACCACGTGGAGCTGATGCTGTTGAGCACGGAGCTGATCACGCCGCTGACCTGATTTATCGCCGAGTTGACGGCAAACTTGATGCGTCCCCAGACCACCTCGGCGAAGTCGCGGACGGTGTCCCACACGCTTGACCAAATCGAGCTGATTCCATCGAGCGTGGACGTTATCACGGACTCGACGACCCCGATGGCCGCTCGCACGGCGAACTCTATCTGAGACCAGACGAGCTCGGCTACCGACTTGATGGTGTTCCAGACCGTATCCCAGTCTCCGCTTATCGCGGCGGTGACCGTGGAGATGACTGTCTGCACCACGGCCATCGCGACCTGGACGGCAGTGGAGATTGCATCCATCACGCCGGTCAGGACAGCGGAGATCACCGGCCAGACTGCGTTCCAGACGGCGGAGATGATGCCCATCGCCACCTGAATCGCGCCCTGGATGAGCGGCATCGCAGCCAGCACCGCCGACAGCACGGACTGCACGGCGGGCATGGCGATGGCGACGAGCTGCGAGACGGTCGTCATCACGTCAGCGATGACGGTGACCAGGAAGCCGATGACCGGCGACAGCGCCTGCACGATGCCGAGCACCACCTGCATGCCGGTTGAGAGCACCGGCAGCACGGCCTGCGCGATGTTGAGCAGCGCCGTGCCGATTGGCGCGATGAGCGGCGCGATGAACCCGATTGCCGCCTTGATGCCGTTACCGACGGACGTGGCCACGCCAAGGATGGCCTGAAGCGCCGAGCAGATCTGCGAGGAGTCCACCTTCGGCAGCTTGATCCCGATGCCGGCGAGCGCCCCGACGGCGATGTTCCACGCCGTGGCGAGCGCCTCGGACACGATGGGTGTGAGCACCGACGCGATGCCGGAGAGCGCCGCGGGGAGCGCATTGATGATGCCCTGCCCGATCTGGGCGACGCGCGGCGCGATGTTCTTGGCGACCGCGCCGACGGACGTGAGCAGCTGCTCGGTGAGCTGCGAGAAGTCCACGTCGTCTCGGCCAAGGCCGGTGAGGAAGTTCTCCCATGATGCCTTGGCCATGCCGATGGAGCCGGAGATGGTCGTCGCGGCCTCCTTGGAGGTCGTGCCGGTGATGCCCATCTCGGACTGCACGGTGTGGATGGCCTCGACCACGTCGGCGTAGCTGTCGATGGTGAGGTCGGCGGTCTTGCCCTGCGCCGCGCGCAGCTTGTTGGCGTCCGCGATGAGTCGCTCCATCTCGGACTTCGTGCCGCCGTAGCCCAGCTTCAGGTTGTCCAGCATCGTGTAGTTTTGCTTGGCAAAACCTTGGTAGGCGTTCTGGACGTCGGCCATGTCCGAGCCCATCTTGTTGACGTTGTCCGCCATGTCGCCCATCGCTGTGTTGGCGGACTCGGCGGCCTTCGCCACGTCGCCGCCGCACGAGCTCACGAGCGATGCGGCGAAGCTGGTCGCCTGGGTCATGTATTGGTTTGCGCTCATGCCGCACGTCTTGTACGCATCCGCGGCGTATCCCTGCAGTTTGCCGGACGCGGAGCCGAAGAGCGTATCGACGCCGCCGACCAGCTGCTCGTAGTCGGCGTATGCGGATACCGCAGCGCCGCCGATTGCGGTCACCGCCGTGGTGAGCGCGCCCATGCCAGCCGCGGCGACGGTGCCCACGCCCCTTGCGACGGTGCCGAGCCCGTTCAGCAGCCCGCCCGAGCGCTTGACCCCGCCGTCCACGCCGGAGGTCATCGAGTCGCCGAATGACTTTCCGGCCTTGGAGCCCGTGTCGCCGAACTCCGAGCAGATGCTGCCGGCGAAGCCCTTCATGGACGGCATGAGCGTGATGCATGCCGAGCCTACGCTAGTCGCCATCCCGTCCTCCTAATCCTAGAATCTCGTCGATTTCCGCCCTGTTCGCGAGGGCGTTGCGCTGGTGCCTCTTGAGCTCCGCGAGCTGCCCGGGCGTCTTGAGCGGCTGCGGCTCCTGCGGCGGCCGGTGCTTCTTGTCGCTCAGTCCCCAAGCGAGGCTCCTGAGCTGGTGCTCGATGCGCCAGAGCATGTACGTCTCCTCGCTCCATTTGAGCTCCGGGTACATGCGGCGCGCGCACCTCGACTCCTTCGGCAGCTGCTCCCACAGGAGGGCGGCGCGCCGGAGGTCGTCCGGTCCGCCCTCGAGCGGGAGGTCGATGCCGTAGTACTGGCGGAAGTCCGCTACGACTTCTGCGCGGTGCCCTTCGAGCTCGAGGACGAATCCTGGGAGTTTTTTGCCTTCGCCGCCTCGAATGCGGCCTGCATGAGCACGCCGGTGAACTCGACGGAGCCGCCCAGGCGCTCCATGTACTCCTCGTCATGTCCGGCAAACACGCGCTCGAATGCATCGAACATGCCGGCGGGCTCGGTCTCGCTCTTGGCGAACTGCTTGTTGGTCTTGTAGGAGGTGAGCTCGTCGTAGTCAGCGGTGAACTCCCCCTCGATGCCCGGGATGGTGAATGTGAGCTCGGTCATTACTTGTCCTCCGCGGTCTCGGCGGCCTTGGTGGCAGCGGTCTCAGTGGACTGGATGTAGTCGTAGCAGGTGTTGCCGGCATCGTCCGTGAGGTACTTGACCGTGAGGTCGCGCGCGGCGAGCTCGCCGACGGCGAGGGTGAGGTCGTCCAGCTCGGAGGACTGGGCGTTGGGGACGACCTTGCGCCAGCGTCGTCCGTCCTTGAGCACGAGCTCGAGCACGGCCGGCCACGTCTCGTCGGAGTTGCCGTTGTGCTTGACCGTGATCATGCCCTCCTCGTCCTTGACGTTGTCGGAGCCGTACATGACCTTGAGGGTGGCGGCCTTGATCTCGGCGAGCGTGAGCTGTGCGCTCTCGACACGGGAGGTCTGCGGCGAGGCCATGAGGTCGCCGTTCATGTCCTTGATGTCCTCGGAGTCGGTGTCGAGCGTCTCGACGTAGCCGTCCTCGCTGATGTAGCCGAGGCATTTCCACGCAGCGGGCAGCGCGGTCTTGTAGTCGGTCGGCAGCGCCGTTCCGGCGGGCGCGGTGAAGATGTAACCGCCCTTTACTCCCTTGGCGCTGGAGACGTTGGCGACGTTGTTTTTGTTGCTTTCTGCCATGATTGCTCCTTATTCGCAGATGGTCAGGTTGATGTTCGTCTGGTATCTGGGAGCCCCCGTGTCGGGGTCGTCCCATCGGTACGTGCCGTCGGGAACGGCCGAGAACACGTTCGGCTCGTCCTCGATGGCGGCGCACGCCCGCTCGACGGCCTCGGCGATCTCGCGTGCGCGCCTGCGGGTCTTCGCCCACGACGTGGCGAGCACGCGCGGGGACTGGATGAACCGTGTCGCGCTCGTGGCGGCAAGGGTGACCTGGACGAACTCATCGGGTCTCTCGCGCGGCACGTCCGGCACGCACTTGATGCCGGTCGCGTCCATGAGCCGCTTGGCGACCACCCTCTCGATGTCCATCAGTCACCTCCGAATGCCGATTGCAGCCGGTTATGCCTGCGCTCGCTCACGTTGGCATGCTTGCTGTCCGTGTAGACGACGCGGCCCCTCGCAAGCGAGCCGCCTATGGTCGCGGTGCTGTAACCGCTCTCGCCGTACTTCGGCGTGAACGTGGAGTTGCATGCGGCAGCGGCGGCGTTTGCCTTCTGGTCGAGCATGGCCTGCACGCCCCAGCCGTTCATGACCTCGGCGTATCCGCCGCGGTTCCAGCCCTTCCACTTGATCTTGACCTCGCACTTCGCCTTAGCCATCGGTTCGGGTCACCTCGCAGGTGAGGTCCCAGGGGCCGGGCGTATTGGCCGCGGTGTATCGCTTGGGGTCGCCGACCACCTTGTAGTCGGTGCCGCGCACCGTGACCGTCGCGTCCTTGAGGTCAACGTCTGCGCCCTTCGGGAAGCAGAGCGTATAGGCGACCGTCACGCCGTTCGGGCGCGTCGAGTCGAGGTCGGCGGTCGCGCCGGGGCACACGACGACGTTGTCGACCGCCTCCTCGGACACCGTCTCGCCGGCAGGCTCGCCAAGCTCGTCGTATGACTGGGCCGCATTGCGCACGGTCACGGTCTCGCCGGAGATGAGGCACATCATTCGGTCACCCCTCCCCTCTCCAGCGGCGTGAGCGACCCGAGCGCCTGACCGGTGAGGCCGAGGCGCCTGAGGTCGCTCTTACCTAGGTACATATCGCCGAGCGCCGAGCCGTAGGTCACCGATGCCGTATAGATGCCCGCCCCCTGGCTGTACTGCGTGGCGCCGGCCATCGCGGACGGTGCCGAGAGCACGCGGTTGACGAGCAGGCAGCACACGGCGGGGGCCGCTCGGTCGAATGCCGGGCACGCCCCCTCGGTGTACTCGCCGATTCGGTCCTCGAATGCCGCGAGCATCAGGTCTGATGCGTCCTGCAGCAGCACCTCGGTGCGCGCCGAGTCCGCGGGCTCGCCGTAGCGGGCCTTGTAGTCGTCGACGCTGGCGAGCGCGGCCATCGCTACTCGGCCTCCATGATCCCGGCGTCGACGAGGGCCTGCACGACCTTCGCGACGGTCGGGCTGGCGCCGGGGTTGGCGACCTTCTTTGGCACGACGAGCGGCTTGCCGTCGGGCGAGACGAGCGCCACGTGCTGCGGGAGGATGCTGGACGCCTTGCCCACGTCCTCCACGATGAATTTCTGGACTAGCTGAGCCATCTCGGTACCCCCTAGGCGCTCTTGAGGACGGCGAAGGCCTTCGGGTCGAGTACCGCGTATGTCAGGACGGCCTCGGTGCGGTAGGCGATCTGGTTGTAGCCCTTCAGGTCCTGACCGGTGTTGTCGGGGTCGCCGTACTCGATGACCTCGGCGGTGATGTCGCGGACCATGCCCCACTTGATTGCGGAGAAGTCGCCCATGATCGCGGAGACCTTGGTCGGGGTCTTGGCGAGACGGCCGTTCACGGTGCCGGACACGGAGGCGGGGATGCCGTCGAGGTTGCCCACGTTGAGGGAAAGCGGCACCTCGGGGTACAGGCGCTGCCCGGTGGCGGGCACGCGCAGCTTGCGCAGCTCGGAGGCGAACTGGCGGCTCATGGCGATGCCGTTGATGCCGTAGTCGAGCAGGGCGTCGGAGAGGGAGTCGATGTCGTCGACCGGGGAGTCGGTCTTGGCGACGCTGTGGACGTCCTTGTCAGCGGTCAGGGCGGTGTAGCCCGTGAGGCCGAGGCCGGTCTTGGGGTTGATGGCGTGGTAGACGATGTAGTCGAGCGCGCGGCCCGCGGCGGCGGTCTGGTCGGCGATGATGTTGGAGATGATCTCCAGCTGGTTGTCCTCGTCGGCCCACTTCAGCTCGTCGGAGACGCGCGTGGTCGTGACGATCTTGGCGCGCTTTGCGACCACGGGGTCGGTGGAGATCTCGGAGCCGGACTTCTTGCCGCCCTCGGCGACGACCTCGGCCTCTGCGGTCGGGTTGAACACGAGGTAGGTCGTGTCCGCGAACTTCTGCGGGGTGCTGGGGCTCAGCGTGGCGATGGTGGAGGTGTCCTTCACCTTGCCGATGATGGTGGATACCACGCTGGACGGCAGCTTGATTTTCTGGGTGTCGTTTGCAGCCATTTCTGTGCCTTTCTTCGGGTTTGGCTTACTTCAGGAGGCGCTTGGCGAAGTCTCGCAGCGCCTCGTCCCCGCCCTTGCCGCCCTTGTCGAAGCTGCCGGGCTTCTCAACTCGCGGCGCGGGCTTTGTCTTGAATGCGGCGAGCATCTTGTCGCACCATGCGGCCATGCTCTCCTCGTCCTCGCCGACGATGAGCTCGGCGGGGACTCCCTTCTCCTGCGCGACCTTGGCGGCGGTCTTGGCTCGTGCCTCGGCCTTCTCCTTGGCGTCGAGTCGCTTCTCGAGCTCCGCGACCTTCTCGTCGGCGGTCTTCTTCGCCTGGTTGGCCTCGTCGAGTGCGCTTGCCGCGCTCTTGTTGGCCTTGGCCTGCTTCTCCCACTTGCGGGAGTGCGCCTTCTCGGCCTCGTAGAGCGCCTTGTAGTCGGGCTCCTCGCCCCCGGTCGGCTCCGTACCGCCCGTGGGCTCCGTGTTGGTCTCTGCTGCCATGTCGCGTCCTTTCCCGGACCGTGCGGCCCGTCGGGCCAGCCGTGCGGCCGAGCCCCTTAGATGTGCGTTTCGGGCCGTGCGGCCCTGTCGCGCGGCAGTGTCCTACGGGCGTGAGATTTGGCCTGTTTGGCGTTTTTCGGCATGAAAAAAGCCGCCCGTGGGCGGCCATGCGGTATGATTGGGTTAGGCGGAAGCTGTTTGACTCACCTACTGAGACATGCAGCTCCCGCCTATTTTTTTATCGTTTGGAGCGACCCGTCGTGCCCCAGCATCCGCACCTCAGAGATTCCGTACCTCTTCATGTACTTGCGTATCCACGCTTCGGCTTGGCTGTCGGTGACCGACTTGTTCTCGCTGACGTCGAAGACGGCGAACCGCACCCCGCTCTTGTTGGCCACGGACTTCATGTGCGACTTGAACGTGTTCTCCGATTTCGACGTGTACACGGTCTTGATTTCGATGCCTGTGGACAGGTCGGCGCGGCTTACGGTCGTTTTTCCCTGCGCGTTCTCGCTCTTCAGGTGCACCTCGTCTTCCCAGAACTCAGTCTTGTAGCCCAGAGTCGCTAACTTCTCTGCGGTTCTCCTCTCTCCGGGGTCTACCCTCCACCTCTTTACCTTGTCGCGCCTCACCGCATCGTCCGTGAACGTTATGCCCTTATGCTCGCCGCCGGCGTACCAGGACGGGTCGCGTAGCTCTATCTCGGATGCGACGCGGTTGTTGAGGTAGGCGGTGTACGCCTTCCCCTCCTTGTTGCCGTGGCGCCTCACGAGCGCTTCGCGTTCGTCCTCCGGCATTGTGTACCAGTCGGAGGCGATGCCGTCGCGGCCTCCGAGCGCGGCCAGGCAGTCGTTATACCTCTCGTACATCCCGTCAGGGTCGTATCCCTTGACTGTGGTCACCCCGTCGAAGCCGGGAACGATTCGGCAGTCGCAGTGCGCGTGCGAGTGCTCCGCCGCCGCCTCGGTCTTGGCGTAGAAGCCGAACGACGCGAGCATGAGGCAGAACCCGCACGTCTCGCCACGGGGAACGCGGGCGTACCACGGCTTCGCCGGGTCTTTGCGCGCGTTGTGGGCGACGCACCTGTTGGCGGCGCGCCTGATCTCCTCGTCGACCCTCGTGACGCACCGCGAGACAAAGACCTCGGGGGCGCCCTCGACGACCTTGCCGATGAAATATCTAACCGCGCCGAGCGTGGCGTCCGGGTCTCGCATGGACTCGGCGACCGCCCGATACTTCCCGGGGAAGCCCTGCGACGCCCTGACCGCGTCGTAGTATTCTGCGGCCCTCGCGGCGGCGCACGTGTCGGCGTAGTACCCGAGCACCGCCTCGATCGTCTCGTAGGCCCTCTCGCGGAGAGAGGCGACATCGCCGCCACCTCCGCGCTCCCAGCTCGACAGCAGGGACTCAAGCGCCGGCCTCACCTTCGCCTGGGCGTCTGCCGACAGCGCGTTCACCTCATCGGTCAGCTCGTCCAGCAGGCTAGTCGGCACCGCCGCCATTCTCGCCCTCCTTCGGCTCGAACAGCGATGCGATAGCCGCGCCCGCCTGCGCCTTCTTGGCATCCGACTCGATGCGCTGGATCTGCTCGTCCGTGTAGTCGAGCATCTCGTAGGCCACCGTGGAGTTGGCGAGCTTCGGGAGCGCCTGCACCTGCTTGAGCAGCGCGTCGGACAGGCTCACCGTGGACGGGTACGCCGGGGACAGGAATCGCGGGTTGATCTCATGCCCCGCGTCGCGCTCGGTGGCGAAATCGGTGCCGTTCGCCACGGCGAGCGCCATGTAGGCCACGTTGCGCAGCGCCGTGCCGTTGTCGCGGTTGAGGTTCTTGGCGTCGATGACCAAGGGCTCCAGGGACGCGGCGATAGCGTCCGAGGAGGACGGGTTGTCGTTGGACACGCCGAAGAAGCTCACCGGCACGTTGGTCACGGCCGACATCTGGCAGGCGAGCTGGCGCAGGTACTCCGTGAGCGGTGCCATCTGGAGCTGCGCGGACTGCCAGACCGTGGGCTTGTCGCCGTCCGGGTCTTTCGTGATCTCGTTGACCGCGCCCATCGAGGCGTCGTACTTGTTGCCGTCGTTGAGCATCTTCTTGTAGGTGCCCAGTAGCCAAGTCTGCGGCAGGGTCGCGGCCTCGGCGGCGACCTCCATTCGGGCGCGCTGCCGGATGGCGTCGTCGGTGATGCTCATCACGGAGCGGCTTATGCGCGAGGTGCCGAAGGGGCGCTCGAGCGTCGCGCCGTGTGCCATCGGCTCCATGAGGCAGCGCCCCATCGAGTGCTCGCGGTACTCGGCTACCCACGAGCCGCCGTCGCGCGTGAGCACCACGAGGCTGTCGTCGGTGAGCAGGTGCACCACGGTCGGCACGCGCTCGGTGTCGCCGGGCATCTTCTTGGACTCAGCCACGACGAGTCCCGCCCTGATGGCCTTGCGAGCGTCGTCCCAGAGCGCCGCCGCCGCGGTGGCGGGGTACGCCGAGATGACCGGGTAGCCGCCGCCGTCTGTCACGGTCCAGAAGCCGCAGCAGTGCTTCAGCTCGCCGATGAGGTTCTTGCGGTAGAGGCGCTCTAGCTGGTTCGACTCGCAGATGGCGCGGAGGGCCTTGCTCGTCTGCTCATCCGCGCACGTATAACCGTTGAAGATGGAGCGGTCGGCGAGTGCGTGCACGGCCTTGCGGGGCCAGTCCACGCGCGGGTTGATCTTCTTGGCGAGGCTCGCCGGCATGGCGATGCCGAGGTCCTTCACCGACACGTGCCCGAGGTAGTAGTCCTCGCGCTCGAGGTTGCTGGCTCGATGCTCGCGCCAGACGGTCATGAGCTCGCGGACGAGCGCCGCGTCGCCCGGCTCCAAGCCTGCGGCGGATGCTACCTGCCCCGCCAGTTCCATGTTCACTGCTGCCATCAGAAGCTGGCCTCCTGTTCCCTTCGCGGGTCTCGTTTCGTGGTTCTCGCCGCCCAGAGGGCGAGCGATGCGGACTCGATGGGGGCGGCGATGGAGTCGGGGCCGTCCGCGAAGCCCCATCCGTCCCTGCCTATGTCGCGCTTGAGCGACTTGCGCGCCGAGTCGTCGAGCGCCGGCGACTCGATGTGAGACAGCGTGCCCGAGTCGACCTCGTCCTTGAGCATCGACGCCGCAGCCTGCACGATTGCGGGCGTGCCCATCACGAGCGCGCACTTGCTGAAGCCGCCGTCGAGCATCCGCCGCTTGAGCGCGTCCGCTCCGGACTTGCCGTCGATGCAGGCGCACGCGATCTCATCTCGGTTGCGCAGGAGCATGTCCGAGATCGCGACCGTTCCGCCCGAAGCGCCCATCACGTCGTACAGCTCGACGTAGGACGGTCCGTCCCTGTCGGCGAGCGCCCAGGACACCGCGGCGTTGGAGCCGTCTGCGGAGAACTTCACGCCGAAGGCGAGCTTTCCGTCAGTGGGCGCTGAGTCGCGTCGGCACCCGTCCCACTTCTTGGAGGACAGGGCGTAGAGGAGCGAGCCTCCCGTCTTCGCCCACCACCCGAGGCGCTCGCGCGCGAACACGTCGGGCTGCATCTGCTCGGACTCGCCCTTGACGGCCTCGTAGTTGAGCACGGTGCCCATGGACGGGTTGTACTCGTACCAGCGGGACTCGTCGTGGACGTCGCCTATCTCGTCCGCGCCCCACTCGATCCACGCCATCTCGGACTCGCCGTCGTGCACGTCGTCGTGGAGGTCGCGGAACACCGTGCCGACGTTGTCGGGGCCTGGCGGCGTTCCGAGGTAGATGGTCTGCGGGTTGTGCATCGCGCTCGCCGAGATTGCCGGCAGGGACGCCGCCTGCTGCGTGTCCGTGAGCTCCTGCGCCTCGTCGTAGATGAGCACGTCGTAGGTCTTGCCTCGAGCCAGCGAGTTGGTGCGGGTGGTGAAGCGGATGAGGCCGCCGTTCTTGAGGCTGATGGCCTGCTGCCCGTTCGTCTTGCGCACGGCGAGCAGGAGGTCATGCAGCTCGGTCTCGTCCTCGTCCTCGAACGGCTTGGACAGCTCCTTGAACATCTGGTCGGAGGTGTCGCCGTGCTGGCAGGTGTACAGGATCTTCTCGCCGTTGAGCGCGCCGTAGAAGCAGCGGGCTCGAACCACCCAGCTCTTTCCGTTCTGGCGCGGGATGGAGATGCCCAGCGTGCGCAGCAGGTACTTGTCGCGCGCGTCGCGGGCCAGCATCGCGTCGAGCAGGTGCGGCTGCCACGGCAGCGGGTCGCCGAAGTAGGCGGTCGCGAGCTCGCAGGCCATCTCGCCGTCGCCGCTGAGGTCCTCAGGGACGTTAGCCTCGTATGTCGGCGTCTGCCTGGGCTCCATCAGGCACCCGCCGCCTTGGCCTTGCGCTCGCGGTCGGCGAACATCAGGCTCAGCACCCTAGCGCCGTCGCTCTGCGGACGCGCCTGCTGCACCTGGATGGGCACTGCCTTGCGCGACAGCCCGAGCAGCTCGTTGAGCGCGCGTATCTCGGCGGTCGCCTGCTTGAGCACGGACACGGCAGGGTGCGGGCGCTCCATGATGGCGTGCCGCCCGTTCTTCGCCTTGATGGGCTTGTAGCCGACGGGGTCGAGCACCTTCACGGACTTGCCCTTGCTCATCGCGTCCTCCGCGGCCTTCGCCACGGCATGCCAGTAGCACAGCAGCGCGATGTTCGGCGCGTCCTCGTCGGAGAAGCGCCCCGATGCGGTGACGCTCGCCCAGATCTGCGATTGATAGTCATCGGATGCGACCGATTCCGGCATCTCCGGCATCCCGGTCTCCTTTCTCGTGCCCGCATTGTGCGATGCGGGTGAGATTCGCGGCCTACCCCCGCCCTGGGGTCATGGGGCGGGGGGAAATCGGCACTGGCAGCAATGGGTGTCCGTGCACCCCCGGGGAGGGGCAATGCCCCCGCCATCGGCGGCTCAGCGCCCCAAAAAACAGTGAGGCGCAGCCGAGCAAACGACCGCGCCTCCAGTTTGGCTTTTCAGCCCCGCCTATTCAGTTGTCTCGAGCCTTCAGAACAGCCTCGTGCGCCTTATCTCGACGGGCCTCGCGTCGCCCGGCATGTGCTTGCCCTTCCTCTGGTTGCAGATGCGGTGCGCCGCGTCGAGGTTCGCGTAGTCCAGCACCGCGCCGCCCCTCGCCCTCGGCACCACGTGGTCGGCCTCGAAGCTCCACGGCGTGCCGGGCGGCAGGCTGTAGTCTATGGGCTGTCCGCATATGTGGCACGGCCTGCCCTCGGCGCGGAGCCTCGCCTTGAGCTTGCGCTCGGCGTTGCCGTTGGAGCTCCACGTCATGCCAGGCGCTTCCTCGCGATATAGCGCTTCTTCACCGACAGGGTCGGGGTCTCGTCGGTGGCGCCTATCTCGATGGTGAGCGTGATGGGCGGCAGCACGAACCTCTCGTCGATGTCTCCCGCCACGTCGTCCGCCATGGACTCAAGCAGGGCAGCGGCGTCGCTGAGCTGCTGCGCCACCCTCTCGCCGGCGCTCATGCGACCAGCCCCGCGAGCACCCGCCAGCACCACACGACGGCGGCTGCGCACAGCAGCACGAGCGCGGCCATGATGAGGCACCCGATGAGCTTGCCGGCCAGCCTTACGATCCAGTCCATTCAATCCTCCAATCTCACCCGCACGCCATGCGCACGAGAACGGTCAGAACCACGGCGAGCGCCCATGCGGACCTCGCCGCCCAAGCCAGCAGCGCGGTAAGCGCCGCCAGCGGCATCAGCCACAGAACATGTCGCACGCCGCCTCCTGCATGTCCCTCATATGGTCCGCTATCCACGGGAGCGCCCAGTAGGCGACGTCGCCCGGCTCCGCGTCCGCCCCGTCGAACTTCTCCCAGAAGGCGTCGTCGAACTCTATCTCGCAGATGCCGTAGTCGCAGCAGCACTCGTACATCTTGGTGCACTCGGCGCAGGTCGGGCCGCGCTCCCCGAAGCGCCTGTCGATTGCCGCGTCGGCGCATCCGTCCGGGAGGTTGTAGCCCGGATCACAGCTTGCCCCCAAGGCGAATCACCTCCTCGCGGTACACCTCGTACTGTTCGATGAACCTGTGCGGGTTCTCCGCGATGACGTCGAGAACCTCGTCGAGCGTCATCTTGCCGAGGGGGCGCTCATCGTCCGTGAGCTCGCTGTCCGGCACGTCGATGATGTGGCGCTCAATGATCTCGAATTTCATTTTGTCTCCTGACTTGCAAGTGCTTTGGGCCTCACGATGTCGCGCGGGTCTTCGCCCATCGCATTCGCCAGATTGAGCAGCAGGTTCATCTTCACTTCCCTGCCGCCGCGGATGGCGTGGCTCAGGCTGCTGAGGTTTACCCCGGCGGCGCGCGCCAGCTGCTTCAGCGGGACGTGGTTGTCGATGCGCCAGTGGGCGATCTTGTCGGCGTCCAGAACGTACTCCGTGCTCATGGCTTCACGACCGTCCTCCCGCACTGCGGGCAATTGTTCCAGACGCCGCTCACGTGGTAATGCTCCTCGTCCTCGACCCTGCATCCGCAGACCGAGCACTCGAAGCCGTTGTCGCAGGCTCCCATTTCGTTCTCGTCGTAGACGTTCTCGCACTCGCCTCGGTCGATAAGGTCGGCGAGGACGTCGAATCCGCACTCGCCGTCCGGCAGACACTCGTCGATGGCCGTGAGATACATGCTCTGGTAGAGAATCAGGTCCTGCGGGAACCAACTGCGTCCGCCGAAGAATTCCTTCTTTTTCTCGCGTAGCCTCTTCGCCGTCTCGCGGCGCACATCATCGGTAATCATTCGCCCTCCTTGGATATGGCCATCGCCACGTACTTCTGGGCGAGGCCCTCGAAGCCGTCGAGGATGTAGTCGATTCGGTAGGCCGCCCCGTTGAGCGGGTGCCTTGCAGCCGCCCCGACGGCATAGCCTTCGTTCGTGACTACGTCGAATACGATCTTGTCGCCGACCTCGTAACCCCGGTCGTTCTTGCGAATCTCGAACGTCTTGGTGCCGTTCAGGACGGCGTCGGCGTATTGTTCTTGAATCTTGAGCCTGTGCGTCGTCATCAGTCCTCACCCCTCAGCTTGCGGATGCGCGCCATAACGTCTTTCAAGAAGGCATGGGAGCAGGAGCAGTCGTAGCCCTCGAGTTTGCAGCCCTCGCAGTCCTTTATTTCGCGGTCGTAATAAGGGCAGACGACTTCCGTCTGATGGTTCGCGATCTTGCCCAAGTCCTCTTCCAGCTTCTCCCAGCTGTCGGGTTCGGTGAGGTACATGAGCCCGGGGTCGAGTTTCCTGCCCGCGTCCGTGACCGCGCGCCAGCAGTTTCTCCACTCTTTCTCTAGGTCGGAATCGGTCGTGAACACCCAGTACACGATGTTTCGGGCCGTGCCACCATCGCCGTACAGCACCTTGGTATCTAGCGGAATCTCGCGCCCTTCGGCGTCTCTGGGCAGCTCGGCGCTCATCCGTACATCACCTCGAGCCCGTATTCGGCAGCGGCATCATGCTCGATACGGCATCCGCGTGCGTTCTCCCAGCCCGGGCAGAAATAGATAACATTGCACGAGCTCATGCTCTCGAGTGACATTGCGAGGTAGTGCAGTGGAATATACAGCGGAATCTTCATGTTGCTGTGCCCCTTCATGTCTTCATCAGTGAACAGTGTGTTCACGACCTCGTAGCCCATGCCCTCAAGTACAGCGACGGCCTTGTCTCTTGTCTCGACGATCTCCTCATGGGTCTTACCGGCCATAGGCTGTGAGATCATCGCTTTCTTCTTCGCTTTCATCTTTTCCTCCATTTCTTAGAGCCTCCCGCGGCTCCCGTTCCTCTCGTCCATGCGCCGGATGGCGTCGTCGACCTCGCCCTGCGTGGCGCCGACGGCTGCCAGCAGGTTGACGGTGGCCTGCACGGTGTCCAGGCACTCGTCTATGAGGTCGTCGCGCATGTCCCTCCAAGCCGAGAAGAACGGGCTGCGGCGCATGCTGTCCAACTCCTGCCACGCGCCGAACACCTCGGCAGCCTCCTCGAGCGGCTTGAGGGCCTGCGCCTTGTCGTCCCTCACCTCGCGGAAAGTTCGCAGGTTGAGCAGGTAGCCGTCAGTCATAGTTCCTCTTCTCCAGTCCCATGAGCGCGGCGATGTCCGCCACGCTCTTGTCGTAGTCGACTATCGCCTCGTCGGCGATCTCCGGCCCCGCGAGCCGCCACAGGGACGCGCTCATGCCCTCGAGGTACCCGACGGCCCTCACGGCCTTGAGGATGTTCCGGGCCTCCCCGTTCCAGTCGATTACGCTCATCGCGCCTCCCAGTAGTTGCATACGGCCTCCGCCTGCGTCCTGTGCACGAACTCCGGGCGCCGCGCGCACTCGTACTCCGTGCGCTCCACGCCGTGGATGGTGCGCAGCACCGTCACGCCGCAGTGCAGGCAGTTCTCGCAGCGCTCCTCCCGGAGCCCGTCATCGTAGATATCCGGCCTCTCGTCTCCCGTCATCTGTATCCCCTCTTCCCGTACCTTCCGTCGTTCACCATGTTCCTGACGTGGCGCCGCATGTCCTGCGCCGCCTGGTCTCCCTCGGGCGGCAGCTTCCGCCCGCTCGCGCACTCGACGCAGTGGATGCGCCAGCCGCCGCGGTAGCGCTCGAAGTGCCCGAACCCGGGAGGCGTCCACCTGCCGCACTCGCGGCAGTAGCCGCCGTAGACGTTCCTAGCCATTCCCCTGCTCCTTCCTGTACTTGCCGCCCATCACCGGCACCTCCCGATGCTCTTCAGGTACAGGTTGTTGCGGCGCGAGCGGGCGAGTGCGCGACGGCGGCGGCGCTGCCACTTCGGGTCGAGCGCCTTCGCGAGCTTCCTCATGAGACGGCGGGCGTCTCGGAACACGCGCGAGATGCTCTCCCACAGCATCTCGGCGACGGCCTTCGCGGCATCGCAGATTGCCTCCAGCAACCGCGTCGCCGCCCAGCTAAGCGTCCCGGGGTATGGCGTCTCGGACGTCTCGCCGGTCTTCTTCTCGTCGGTCATCGGTATTCCTTCCATTCGGTTCCTATTCGCATTCATAGACATCGCGGGCCATTGATTCCGCGAGCGCGCGCATGTCGGTCACCTCGGCGCACTCCGCGCCGAAGAACATGCCCAGCTCGCCCCTCTTGTGCCTGTCGCACCGGTACGCCCGGCAGATCTCGGGCCTCGCGGCGTAGACCGCGCACTCGCGCCCGTCCGTTAGGTACGGGCACAGCAGGTCGTACTCCGCCCTGGGCTCGGCGGGCTCGATTCCGTTCCGGCGCACGTACACCTCGAGGCGCACCCGGTCGAACGGGCTCACGGGCAGGAAGCGCGAGCAGCACTCGCCGCAGCCCCTGCAGTCGCCCGAGTACAGGTCGGTCACGTCGTCGCTCTGGAGCCCGGCGTGGATGGCCGCGGCGATGGCCTTCTCGTCATTCATCGGCCCGCCCTGCCGCTCCTGTCGGGCACGGCGGCCTCTACTCGGCACTCTTGGCCACCTTCTTGTCGTAGATCTTCTTGAGGTCCCGGCGCATGAACCGGGTGAACTCCTCCTCGCCGACGCCGTCCGCCAGCGCCACATATCGCATCGCATCGTGGCACCATTCGTCGAAGTCGAGCAGCCTTCCGCTGAACGCGCTCTTGACGTCCGTGACCTCGGCGTAGGTGAAGCGGGTCAGCATCTCCTCGCGCATGACCTTGTCGGCCAGCGCCTCGATGGGCGTCTTGGGGCGGTTGATAATCCGGCTGTAGCCGTTCGCCCTCTTTGTCATAGCGTCGAGCTGCTTGAACAGCTTGTTGTTCTCGGCCGCGAGGCGCTCGTTGCGGCGCTGCTCGTAGTCAAGCTCGGCGAGCACGTACTGCTCGCAGTTGGTGATCTCCATCGTCATTTCACCTCTCGGATGATCTCGTTTCCGTAACGGTCGGTGATGGCCCAGTAGCCGAACATGTAGAGGTCGGGGCTGTGCGGCGGGTACTCCCTGAGCATCGTGCCGGACCACCATGCCTCCTCGGCCGCCCCGGTGCGCCATACCCACTCGGCCCTGAGGCCGCCGTCGTGGAACTTCCCGTGGCACCCGGTCGTGCCGGAGCCGCACAGGGCGAACAGCGGGCTGCGCAGCTCCCACACCCCGTTTGGCGTGACGAGCCTGAACGTCTTTCCCCACGACCTGCGGGCGACGTGGTGGCAGTTGGAGGCGCGCCTACCGCACACCGCGCACCGGGCCTGCGTCGGCTCGTATGCCGTGTCGTGCGTGTACCTCGCCCCGAGGTGGGGCTTGCCGTACAGCTCGGCGCGCTCCTTCGGCCATCCCCTCAGCAGGCCCGCGTCGAGGATCATGAGAGCCTCCTCTCGCACGCGGCGCGGGCGGCCAGCAGCCTCCGCGCGTCCTGGTACAGCCCGAACTCCGCCCTGCCCGCGGTCGTGCCCCGCGGGGCCTCGACCTTGGCCGGGTCGATGCCCGGGTGCTCGGACGCCCGCCTTCGCTCCTGCTCGGCCAGTGCCTCCTCGGGCGTCCTGGTCG